GCTGCTTCAAACGGTGGCGCTTATGGTCTCTGGGTAGCCAACAGCGGCTCTAGCGCAACAGTTAGTGCAACTCTAGCTGCTGTCCTCTATGTTGATAGAGGAATGGTTCAGCTATCAGGAACTTATTTTAATGGTGCAGGCGGAAACGCTACTACCGGTGCCGCTTCCCACTGGATTACAACTGATTCAGATGGTCTCTTTACTCTAGAAGTTTACAACGAATCAAGTGCTCTACAAGACAAGATCAGATTTGATTTTGATGATTCAAAAGAAACCTTTATTCGTAAGCGTCTAAGCACCAACCCACAACTAACTTCTGATGCTGGAGATTTCTATCCAGCAGCTTCCGCTAAGACTTACTGGCTTGGTGAAACTTTCGAGCAAGAACTTCGTGATGGTATTGCTAGTTCAGGAGATCTAACAACGGATGATAGCCTTGTCGGTATCCTCCTTGCTCTAGGCGATGGCACCGAGTCACCATCTAGCATGAAGGGTCAGGCTTCCCGTGAAGCTACCGCTGGTTGGTTTATCGGTCAAGACCTAGGTACTCCTTCTAACTTTGCCCCAGGCAACATGCAGAAGCTATTCCGCCTCGTAGGTCGTGGACACGGCGAGTGGCTACACAAGAACGCTAAAGTCTCAATCGAGAGAATCCGTCAATCAACTACAACTACTACTGATTATGGAACATTCTCCATTGTTATTCGCGACCTAAGAGATACAGACAACAATGTAATGGTTCTTGAGAGATTCGATAACCTAACTCTAGACCCAGCCTCTCCAGATTATGTTGCTCGTAGAATCGGTGACCGCTATTATCAGTGGAACTCTTCTGAGAAGAGACTAAGAGAATACGGAGACTACCCAAACCAGTCCCGTTATGTCAGAGTTGACATGAATGCCGATGTAGATGCTGGTGCAACTGATGCAACCTTACTACCATTTGGTTACTATGGTCCTCCAAGATACAGCGAGCTTTCAAATGTCAGCGGCTCAGGTGCTGCATTTACTTCAACCTTCGTAACAGGTGGTCTCGCTGTACCATCTGGTGTTTCGGCAGTCCTCGGCGCTGGTTCACAGGTTACTGCAAGTCTACTCTTCCCATCAGTTCGACTAAGAGTTAGCGCTTCCGATGGCGGTCTCCCAGACCCAACCGATGCTTTCTTCGGAATGATGAGCACAAGAACTTCAACCTCCACCAGAGCAGACGCAAGCATTGCAGATCCACATAGACTACTCTATGGCGGTTTCCCAGATGATCCTACTACTAGCGCGCCAGTTTCAGGAGTTGATTCTTTCTCTTACATCTTCTCCCTTAACGACCTAACCAGTTCAGCTAGTGGCTACTACTACCTATCTGGCTCAAGACGCTCCGCTGGTGGAGCCGGTCGTTCCGAGGTCACAGAAACAACCATTATCGATGCTGGTCACAACCGCTTCACTGCTCCTTTCTGGGGTGGCTTTGATGGCTTTGACCTCAAGAAGCCAGATCCCCTATACAACGATGGTATGTCTGCTGGTTCAACAGAAGATACTAGCTACGCTTACCACACTTACCGTAGAGCAATCGACACTGTTGCTGATTCAGAGTTCATTAACATGAACCTTCTAGCCAGCCCAGGTCTAACTCAGGATTCCCTCACCACACACATGATTGATGTTTGTGAGGCTAGAGGTGATGCAATGGCTCTTATCGACCTAGCTAATGTTTACATTCCTCCACACGAAGAGTATTTTGCTGACCGTGCTTCGAGAATTGGAACAACCCCAGAACAGGCTGCTACAGATTTAAGAAACAGAAGGATTGATTCTTCTTACGGTGCTACCTTCTACCCATGGGTTCAGACTCGTGACGAAACCAATGGTCAGCTTGTTTGGATTCCACCAACAGTTGCTATGATGGGTGTCCTCGCATCTTCCGAGCGTTCATCTCAGGTTTGGTTTGCTCCAGCAGGCTTTAACAGAGGTGGACTATCCGATGGTGCCGCTGGTATTCCAATCACCAATGTAACCGAGAGACTAACTTCCAAACAGCGTGATACCCTCTACGACGCTCGCGTTAACCCAATCGCCAGCTTCCCTAACACTGGTATCGTAGTGTTCGGACAGAAGACCCTACAGGAGCGCCCATCGGCTCTAGACAGAATCAATGTTCGTCGTCTAGTAATCTACCTAAAGAAGAACATCTCAATACTTTCTTCACAGATTCTATTTGAGCAAAATGTTCAAGCTACCTGGAATCGTTTCAAGGGTCTCATTGAGCCATTCCTTGCCAATGTCAAGACTCAGTTTGGTATTACCGAGTATCGCCTAATCCTAGACGAGACTACAACAACTCCTGACCTAATCGATCAGAATGTAGTCTACGCCAAGATTATGGTTAAGCCAGCTAGAGCAATCGAGTTCATTGCTATTGACTTCGTTATCGCTTCAACTGGAGCATCTTTTGATGACTAATCTGGAAGGGGGCTTTTTGCCCCCTACCACTACTTATTAATGTATTATAGGAGAACTTAATAAATGTCTTTCTGGACAACCAACTTTGGAGAAGACTCAACTCTTAAAGATCCAAAGCGTAATTTTAGATTTAGAATCACAATCACTGGCTTAAGCGACGATGCGGGTACAGGAGGTAGCGGTATTGTCTGGTATGCAAAAACAGCAGAGAAGCCAAGCTACACTATTAACTCTGTAGAGCACAAGTATCTTGGTCACACTTTCCATTATCCTGGTACTGTTACCTGGAATGAAGTCACTATTGCAGTGGTAGACCCGCAAGAGCCTGATGTTGCCGGTATCCTTGCTGGCAAGGTCGAGGAAGGCGGGTATGTTATTCCAGCTACTACCAATGTTATGCAAACCATCTCCAAAGCTAAAATGGTTTCTTCTCTCCAGAGTGTTCTAATCGAACAAATCGACGCTGAGGGCAACCCAATCGAAAGCTGGACTCTTTGGAATGCATTTATTACAAATGTTACTCACGGTACTCTAGATTATTCAAATGATGACCTAACCGAGTATACAATCCAGTTTAGATACGACTGGGCTAGACTAGAGACTCCTACCAGCGACCATTTTAACACGACAAGCTAAACAATAGAGGTGTAAATTGTCAAGAAACAAAGACCGTCTTGGTGGGTCACAACACCAAGACACCCAGCCTCCTGCACAGGGCGCTGGTTTTTCCTTCGTGGTTCCAACAGATTTTGTCGAACTACCATCACAAGGAAGATTCTATCCAGAAGGGCATCCTCTCCATGGTCAGGATTCTATTGAAATCCGTCAAATGACCGCTAAAGAGGAAGACATGCTTACTTCGAGAACACTACTAAAAAAAGGTGTTGCATTAGATAGAGTAATCGCTAGTCTTATAGTAAATAAGCAAATAGATCCTGATTCTCTCCTAGTTGGTGATCGTAATGCTATTATTATTGCTATTAGAGTAGCTGGCTATGGAAACATTTATGACACAAAGGTTTCCTGCCCAAGTTGCGGAGCAAAGCAAGAATACTCCTTTAACCTTAACGATGCCAATGTTTATCTTGGTGAAGACGCAAAAGATCTAGGAGTTAAAGATAATGATAATGGAACATTTAATGTTACCCTCCCCAGGACTGGCGTAGATGTTCAGTTTCGTCTCTTGAATGGTCGAGATGAAAAAAGCTTCTTAACAGGAATGCAAAACGACAAGAAGCTTAAAGATGAAAGAAATGTTACAAGACAACTAGCTGCTATCGTTGTTTCTCTTAACGGAGATTCCTCAATGCAAGCCAAGCAATACTTTATTGAAAATGTTCCATCGATTGATTCTCGTCATCTAAGACTGGCTTATCGCCTTGCAGCACCAAACATTGATTTAACCCAGGACTTTGAGTGCTCCGAATGTTCCCACGAGCAGGAAATGGAGGTGCCGCTTTCAGCGGATTTCTTTTGGTCTAACTAACGAATACATGGAGAATGTTTACGAACAGTTTTTTTTCCTCAAGTATTCGGGTGGCTGGAGTTTTTCTGAAGCTTACAGCCTACCTGTGGGGCTTAGGAAGTGGTTTGTTGATAGGCTCCTCAAACAGCTTGAAATGGAGAAAGAAGCAGTAGAAAAAGCTAGTCGTGGCAAGAGTAATGCTCAGACCCTAACTGCCTTTAATCAACCAAATCAACCAAAGAAAGTGTACTAAACAAAGGCTACTACGGTAGCCTTTCGTTTTTCATGGCTTACTATTTATGTATTGAAGAGAGATTTCTTAAATGGCAAAGTCAATAGAAGAACTAGAAGCAGAAAAAGCAGCAGCAGAAGCTTTAGCACAACAGTATAATGCTGTTAATGATGCTTTGTCAAAAAAGCTTGCTCTAGAACAAAAAGTAGTAGCAGAGCTAAAAGAAGAAGAAATACAACAACGCAAGTTGATAGAAGCAACTAAAAATGGTACTGAAGCAGAAAAGCAAGCTGCTGGGGCTGCTATCGCTGCTGCCAGGGCAAGAAGAGAAGAGCTTGAAAAGTTAACCTCACAGTTGGGTGAGGTTGATGATTCTGTTAGAAACATT